TTATATATTTAAATAAATACAATATGTCTGGAGCTGTAGCCGCTCATGCTGCTTATAACGGAAGTGGTACTCAGGGTCTCGCCGTTACTAACAAGATTCAGGATCAGGAAGGCGACGTAATGTCGGTCTTCTGGAACAAGAATGACACTACTCGCCAGCTACTTCATGGTTCTACTATTCTAGAGGTCCCAGCCAGCGGTGGTTCGGGAAATGTATCGAACTGGAAAAGCACTCAGATTTTTGACATCAATAATGACATAGATTGCCTTGGAGATATGTATCTTGAAATTTCTCTTGACGGTTCGAAGATCGCTCCAGACAATGCAAAGAAGTTTGAGTTTAAACCTCAGACTATTGCCTCTTTCATTCAGCGCGTTGAATTTCAGGTAGGTACTCAGATCTGGCAAACTCTTGAAAATCAGGACATTATGGCCCTTGCTGCCACTGAAATGTCTGAAGGTGTATACCACGAATTTTGTAATCAGGCTTCTGGTAGATTTTTAATGGATGGTACTAATCTTCTCACTAATTACGCCGACGGTTATTTTACGGATGCAAAAGTTGATGCGGGTGGCCTCACACAGTACCACGACAGAGTTGCTTACGTTCCGCTCAAGATGTTCACAAAGAGCGTTATCCCAGAACTACAGCACTATAGCGAAAAGGTCGAAGGTGGTTACCTAATGGCCGCCGCCCCAAATCAACAGGTTAAAATCAAGGTTTTTATATCTGATCAACCGTCATATGGCAGCGCCGACAACATATTAACTGACAGCAATTTGGATATCAATATACGTCTATACGCTAAGAATATTGTTATGTGCAACGAGGAACGCGAGCAGATGAAGGCGATGCCCCTAGGCATTCCTAAGCGTATAAAAACTACGCAAAACACCCTCGAGAATGTCTCGTCAAAGAAAGGTGTTCAAGTTATAGACATTGATCACTTTTCGCTTTATACTTCGCATTTGCTAATCACTTTCCCAAAGAGTTTGTACAAGGAGATCGCTGGTGTAGAACTCCTTCTTAACTCGAGCTCTTTCTCGGGCGAGCTTCCAATATCTCTTCTCGAGATTATTTCTTCTTCGATGAACTTATATAATAACAACTACGTCGTAAACGGTGAAGATATCGATACATACGATACTATTGTATTTCCTCTTGCTTCCCGGGCTTACTCGGGTTCCGCTGTCCCATTAAACCGTTTCGACAATATCCGTCTAAAGATTCGTCTTAACTCTGAAAATCTTAGTGGTCAATTTAATGTAACCTGTGTAGGTGAGACCACTGCTCTTTACAAGGGCGGTGCTGCTTCGCTTGCTATGTACTAAATAAATTAACTGAAATGAAATGTATAAAGAACTAATTTTAAATTTTATTACGTATTAAATTTAAAATTATTTTCTTTTATATATTTAAATAAATACAATATGTCTGGAGCTGTAGCCGCTCATGCTGCTTATAACGGAAGTGGTACTCAGGGTCTCGCCGTTACTAACAAGATTCAGGATCAGGAAGGCGACGTAATGTCGGTCTTCTGGAACAAGAATGATACTACTCGCCAGCTACTCCACGGCGCCGCTTTCATTGATATTCCCACAAGTGGTAACGGTGGTACCACTTCATTTGGAGGTAACCAAATCTTCACGATAAACAATGACATCGATGCTATTGGCGATATGTACCTACATGTTTCGGCGGCCGGAGATTTTCACCTAAAAGGTTCTCTAGCTTCTATCATTAAACGCGTTGAATTTCATGTAGGTACTCAGATCTGGCACACTTTAGAGAAAGAGGACATTCAGGCCATAAATATGACTGAGATGCCCGAGGGTGTCTTCGGTGCTTATCACCGCTCCACATATGGAAGTTATGACAAGAGTGGAGCTAAGAACAAGTCCGCGTGGGGTATTAAAACTCAACTCTCAAATGGAGCATCAGGCGTAATCAAAATTCCGACTATTTCTCGCCAAGTTGGTCCAACAATGTCGAAGTACACTAATGTAGTAGAGAACGCTTATCTAGTTGCCGCCGCTCCTCATCAAACTGTTAAGGTCAAGGTATACCTCGAGAACCAAGACTATGTCAAGAAAAATGTTTTCACAGCGTCGGCCGCCGGCTCGGCCATCACGTCAATGCCCATATTAGAATTGAAACTTTTTGGTAAACACATCATTATGTGTAATGAAGAACGTGAACAAATGAAGTCAATGCCCCAGGGTCTTCCAAAGCGTATTAAGATGTCGCAGAATGTTACTCATACAGTTAGATCCCATTCGACAGAAGCATTTACAGTTGATCTTGATCATTTTTCTCTTTACGCGTCGCACTTACTTATAACTGTTATTGGAGGGTCCGGTTCAACATCTAGCAATAATCGGTCCACTTCTAATAGTGTAACATTGAATGACGTTGAACTTAAATTAAATTCTTCTTCGTATTCCGGCACTCTAAGAGGTTCTCTTTTAACTGCGTCTGCTACTGATATGTTAGGTTTGTATCAGAATACTCAGGCATACTACGACAGCAGCAACGGTGAGAACCCAACCGGTCTGTACAGAACCTATGTATTTCCGTTAGCATCCCAGGCCTTTTCTGGTTCTTCTGTTCCGCTTAACCGCTTTGACAATATTCGTCTAACCATGACATTGTCTACAGAGCAGAAATCCGACGCCAGCGGCACCGACCTCGCCCGGGTCGCGACCCGTGTTGTTGTAACCTGTGTAGGTGAGACCACTGCTCTTTACAAGGGTGGTGCTGCTTCGCTTGCTATGTACTAAATAAATGAAATAGTTAAAATGTATAAAGAACTAATTTTAATTTTATTACGTATTAAATTTAAAATTATTTTCTTTTATATATTTAAATAAATACAATATGTCTGGAGCTGTAGCCGCTCATGCTGCTTATAACGGAAGT